GGGCTTGTAGTCCTCGACAGGGACGAACCACTTGGACTTCTGGCCGTCCTTGGCCTCGAACTCCTGCCCCGCCCGGATTCGCGCCCCGTAATACGAGCCGTCCTTGATTGCCTTCACTCGCATGCGCTACTCCTAGGAGATCCCGTCAGGGAAGTTCATGAGCTGCGTGGAGGTGGGAACCTTGGAAGTCAGGTAGGAATTGATCTTCCCTGCGGTCACGGCCTCAACGGCGGTCGTCTGGAGCACCCCGAGATACTGCTCGGAGACGGTGCTGGACACGGGCACCTTGGTCGCCCACATGAACCCGGCGACCATCTGCGCCTGCGTGAAAACGGGAGTGGTGACCAGCACCGTGGAGGCGCTCGTGGAGATGCTGGCCGAATCGTCGGACGCCAGCTTAAAGGACAGCGTCACGCCGTCGCCCGAGGAGTCCACAGCGGTATCGACGGAGATGACCCACCAGAGGTCCGTGGGGTCGCCGTAGAGGCAACCGGAGCCCAGGTTGACCTGGGAGCCGATCAGGTAGGTATTGGCGGCGCCAGTGTTCAGGCTCGTGGCGTCGCAGAATTCAAGCCGAGAATCCATCAGCATGTTCGTTCCTCCTAGATGCCGGTTTCAGTGGCGGTCAGGGCGTCGCAGCGCCGGATGGGAATGCCGTCGAACGCGGGGACGCGGATCATGGCCCCGTTGGGCCGCGTGATCTGCTCGATGCTCAGGGTCGAAGAGGCGACCTTGTTCATCACCTGGCGGCGGAAGAAGCTCCGCACGTTGCGGTTGCAGTAGAAGACGAGGCGCCCGTTCTGCGAGGGGATCAGCTCGGTCGCCTGCGCCAGCAGGTCCAGGAGATCGGGACCAGTGGCCGCGCCCTTGGTCAGGTCTTCCTCGTCGATCTGGATGCGAACAACGTGCCTCCAGTCCTTGACGTGAAGGCCGAGGTTCCAGGCGTAGTGCGTCCGGTAGCCTTCGTAGTATCCGTTCGTGGAATCGCCGAGGGTGACCTGTCCCTTGTCCTCGATCTTCAGGCCGGACTGGGAACCCTTGGGATAGATGCCGTGGACGTAATCGCCCCAATCGACGAGCCAGATGGAGCTGTTGTCGGTGGAGTCGGGCGTGGCCGCGCTGGTCAGGATGTTGCAGGCGTTCTCGGCGCTCTGGCTGTTGAAGCGAGGGCCGAAGCCGGTGAATTCCTCGGGCGCGGTGTTCTCGTTGCCGCTGAAGAGGGTCTGCGCCATTTCCTTGCTCATGCCTTCGAGGAACCCGCGATCCTCCATGAGGCGGAAGGCGGCGGTGTTGCCGTTCAGGTCGGCCAGCGCCTTGTCCACTTCGGCGTAGGCTTCCAGCATGCCGATGGTGTCCGTGACCTTGCGGTACGTGGACTTCGCGGGCTGAACGCCGCCGTAGAACTTGCGCCAGGTCGGGGAAGGGTATCCCGTGCGGATGTTGCCGACATGGCCGGTGACCTCGTTGGCCTCCTTCATCACCATGTCGTCGAGAATTTCGTTGTCCTGGGCCAGAATCTCGGCCATGAGGCCGACTGCACCAACCTTGCCATCGGAACCGGCAGCGTTGGTGATATCCAAAAGAGTGGGATGAGTGCTCGCAAGAGCAGTCATTTGAACCTCCGGGCCGGTAGTTATCCGGCAAAGGAGTTGCGGTTTAAGTTGTCAAAACTGAGCTATTTCAGTTCCGGCGAGTTCGAATAGAACGACTTCAGGCCCGAGTCCTGAGTCGCAGGGGCGTTGCCCTTGACAAAGTGGTCCTGCTCCATGTCCGCGCCGATCTTTGCGAGCATCTTGCAGAGGCCGGGGTGATTGCCGATCTGGTCGAAGAGATCCTTCGTCGCGTCGTTGCCGTATCTCTCTCGAACGGCATTGATGCGGCTCTGGCTCTTCTCGAAGTTCGCGCCCCCGAAGTCAGGATCGGCCTTGAGTTCGTTGATCCATCCTTCGTTGGTCGCCTTGAAAGCGTCAGTCCGCTCTTTCTCGCTGGACTCCCGTTCCGTCTTGATGCTCTCGTAGCGCGCGTTCAGGTAGTTCTGCGCGTCTTCCTGGGACATCTTGAGGGCACGGGCTTCCTTCTCGAAAGCCGCAAGGGCTTCAGGCGCGAACGTCAGCCCCTCGGGGGGCTTCAGGTCGTACTTCTCGGGAACTACCGGTTCCGGGGGCTTCGCATCTCCGCTGGGAGTCTGCACGTCACCGCTTGGCTTCGGCGGTTCTGGGGTCGGAGTTGGCTCCGGCGCAAGGGGTTCCTCGCTCACGGGAGCGGGAATGGGTTCATCACTCACTAGGTTCCTCCTTCTGGTTTGCTTCCTTCTGGGCTAGGGCAAACAGTTCAGGGCACACGGCCATCACGCGCTCGTACGCGAACAGTCCTAGCGCCCTTGCGCCCTCGTTGAACGCGGACAGATCAGGCTTCCCAGACACAAAGGAGGAAGCATGAATGCCCGCCCTGTCGATGATCAGGAACAATTCCCGGCGACAATCCGCGTTCTCCCATGCCCTGCGGATGCGCTTGTTCTCTTCGTGGATCGCAACGTCTGCCTTCGTCTTTCGCTGCTTGACCTGGGCCTCATCCCCGGAGTTGAAGGGTTCGCTCACGCGGCACCTCCCATCCGAGAGAGGACCGAATCAGTGTCAGCCGGGGCCTTCGCCAGTTTAGACATGGCCTCGACCTGTTCCATGGACTCCTGCCGTTCCTGTTCCTGCGCCTGCGCCTGCGCCCTGACCTGTCTAATCTGCCCCGTCGCCTTCGCATCGTTGAGCAGCTTCGCGGGGGTTCCGGCGAGTTCTCCGTATGCGTCGATAGCCGCGTCCAGGTTGAGCTTGTCCAGGGCCGTGGGAACCTGCTGCATCTGCACTTGCTGGGATGCCACGTTCAGGACAAACCCCACCGTGTTCTCGATGGCGCTCACGCCAGAGAGCTTCATCGCCTGCGCCATCTCGGAGACATATTCGATGTTGAGCGGTGCGTTCTGGAGCGCTTCCGGCGCGGGAGGGATCAGGCCGGGGAAGTCGGGATCCTGCATGATCTCGAAAGTGATCTCCACCAGTTGGTCCAACACCTCGTCGAAGAGCCGAACGAGGATCGGTCCGAGCGTCTGGATCTTCTCGGAAAGCCGAGCCCTGATTTCTTCCGCAGTCATCTGCGGGCGGCCTTCAGTGCCGGAGAGCATCAGGAAGATGTCCGTGAAGAGGGCCTGCCTGACGCGGGCCTCGTAGCGCCCGATCTTCGCCTCGGCCTCTTGCAACGGCACGTTGGAAAGCTGGAACATCGGCTGGATAGGAGCCTGCCCCGTGGTCGAATCCGCGAAGGAGATGGAGCCCGCGAGTTGGCTGATGAGCTTGTTCTTCAGCGTCGTGGGGGCCACAAGCGGAGGATCAACAACCTTGTTGAGCAGCGTCAGCGTTCGGTTTTCGAGCTTCTGGAGCCCCTTGATCGTGCCCAGCACCTGCATGGTGGGGCTTTCGCCGTACGTGTCGCCGCCCTTCACTTTCCACCTGGGGGCCAGCACACGGAACGAGTTGAACCCGCTCTGCCGCAGGAACAGGCCATCCGACGCGGCCTTTTCGTAGTAGATCGAGCGGAACTTCATCCTGTTTGCGAAGGGCGAACCTTCGCGGTAGTCGGGGTTCCGCTCGATGATGTGAACAACATCGACATTCGTTTCAGCGCCTGAGTTGTTCTCGACGGCGTCCTGCGTGGCCTTGGTGCAATTCGCCTTTCCGAACTCGTCAACCAGCTCGCGCCGCGTCTTCTGGAACTCGCGCACCAGGCAGTTGACGCGCCGGGAACCGTCCATCGCCAGCCGATAGGAGCCAATCGGCAGGGACTCCAGCCGGATCACTGAATCCGCGTCCTTCTCGACGAACGCAGCGCCGGTCCCGTAGAGCCCGAGATCTTCGTAGAGGTTCGGCACTTCCGCGTAGAAATTGGACCGCCGGAACACCTCAAGGATTCGATCCCCCACGAGGTCCAGCCACTCGCGGATGTCCTGCTGTGCGTTGAGTTCCGGGAACGGAGTCTTGACGCGGAGCCAGGGCCGGGAAGGATTCGTCACTCCGAACAGGAGCCCGCGCTGAAGCGTCTCCAGGCAGAAGGTGGCCGTTTCGTTCAGAATTTTCTGGTTGCGCTTGTCGCCCTTGTTGCGATCGCTGGAGATGAAGCGGGCGGAACGCGGCGAAACGTAGTCGCAGAGGTCGCGGTAGTGCGTCTCCCACGAGGTGAACCCGGAGTTCAACTCCTTGAGGCGCGTGTCGCAATGCTGCCGGAGCGTCTGAGCCATTAGACCCCCAGCAGGGAAGTGGAGGTCGGACTGACGCCCGTTCCGCCCCCTAGGACAGTGGATTTCGCGCCCTGCTTGCTGCGCGAAATGGCCGTGAAGTAGTCGATAGTCGGAGTCCTGGAAAATGGACTGCCCAGGAGGTTCGAGGACGCATCAGTGAGCGAAGCTGAAGCCACAACCCCTGCACCAGTCCTTCCGCTGTCGCTCGCTGTGGAGGACGGCCCCGAGGGCGTGGAGGACGCGGCAGTTCCTGAATGGACCGTGACCTTTGTCCCATCCATCGCTATCTTCGCGTTCTTGTAGGTGTCGTAGCCCGAGAGGACGGACCCCAGGATGTTCCCCGTGGATGCGTTCCCGATGGTCGCCAAGCCAGAGAACAGCGCACGCGCAGCGGCAACGATTCGGCCAAAGGTCCCCTTGTGTTCAATCGTCGCGGAATAGCCGGTTTTGTCTGTGCCTTCCGTGGACTCTGCGCCCGCAGCCTTGCCCATCGTGTTCATCGCGTCGTCGCGGGCCTGCTGGGCTGCTGCAAGACGATCAGCCTTCCCGCCTTCTGTGTCTCGCTTAGACGAGTCGTTCCACGAGCCATCGTCGTTGTAACCGGCGTTGTCGTCGTTTTCCTCGAAATGCTTCACGCCGGTCACGGGATCAGTCTTTCCAGAACCCCCGCGAGCCTTGAGGATCGCGGCTTCCTTCGGAGTGATCGCAGCCAGAACGGTATCCTGCGGCGCGTTCTTCGCACTCAGGCGGCGGACGATCTCGGCCATTTCCTTGGGGCTCGTTGCCATCAGGCACCCCTCTGAATGCAGACGTGGTTCTTGTGCTCGATTTCCAGCGTGTGGACGCGGCCCTTGAGGTCGTCCTGGGCAACCAGTGATTCCTTGAGTTCGACGCGCAGGGACGCGATTTCAGCCCGAAGGCCGGATAGAACGAAAATCAGGACGGTTACCAGGGATGTTAGCGCGACGCTGAGGACAAGGAGGAGGACTTGGATGGTTGGGCTCACAATCCCACCTCGACGGTGACTTCGACCACCGGAATAACCAGATCGGCCTCGGATACCACCTCGACAGCCACGCATGGCGCGATCTCGTCTCGCAGTTGCGCCACCATCGCCGCGAGCGCCGGAGCGTCAGGAGCAACGAGAACCCGCCCACTGATGTGGGCGCCTGCGGGATCGTCGATCTGGTAGACAGCCCTCACATCACCCTCCCGGCCACGTATCCAGCGCCCAGGCCGACCACCAGGCCCTCTAGGCGTCCCAACCAGCGGTTGCGCTTGATTGCGCTCTCTCGTGCGTCTCGGGCGATTTCCAGCGCCCTCGCGCGTTGCTCGGAGATCTTCAGCGCCTTGTCCTTGAGGTCCAGGGCCGCGCGGAGCTCCACAACTTCGACCTTCAGCGCGGCAATCTGCTCGTCCTGGGCCGCGATGATCTGATCAG